ATGCATGCGATGCGCAAATTTGTTAATATCCTCCTGCCGCTGGCGCTCTCTGGCTGTGTCGACGCGGCGCCGCCGCCAGCCGAAGAGCCGAAGTTAGAGGTGACGCCCGGCATGACGGACGGGCAGAAGGCGGCGGCCATCTACAGCTATTGCGGGCAACTGGCGCGCCGCGAATGCCCGCGGGCTACAATCGCCTGCGACGCGTACCGCCCGGAGTTCGTCAAGATCTGCATGACCCGGGCCGGCGTGCGGCCGGATTACACGCTGATGCTGTTGAGCCGCTGACGACCGCTCACGGCAGCTCGTCGATCGCCTCGTTCAGGCTGTCGAGCGTGGTCCAGAGGGAGCTGATCATGGTTTCCCGCAGTTCGAGCCAGCGGGTTTCGTCGGCCTCCTCGGCGACGTTGCGCAGGAGGGTCAGCAGGGCGACGGCTTCGGCAATGTGCATTTCGGATTTATCGGAAACGCTCACGGTTTTTCTCCGGACATTCCCCATGGTCCCGATCATAACGCTAGTGCGCATGGCGGGCTTGTCAGCCCCTGAAATTTTGTCAGTTCCGTTGGGGCATTTCGCCGCCGGCCGGCTGCAGGGCGTCATGGGCTCGGCGCACGGCGGCCATCGCCTGGTCCCGCGCCGGCGCGACGCCGTGCGTCGCCACGCCGCTGCCGGGCGGATTGTAGAGCAGGCAGGACCAGAACCATTTCCCGTCCTGCGGTCCGCCGTCGTGGCGATAGACGCGGCCGATGCCGGGCACGGCATAATCATGCGCGCCGATCCGCTGCCAGTTCACAGCGCCTTGTTCCCTTTCAGTCGGACGGTCTCCGGCGCCAAACGCTCCGAGACCAGATCGCCATGATCGTCGATATAATGCCGGACGAAGGCAATGCCAGCGGATTTCAGATCGTCGGCGATGCCGTCGACCGGCGCTGTCCAGCCGAGTTCGATCAGCGCCCGGTGCACCTGCCTGTCCTGATCGGCCGCGAGGTGCGCTGCAAGCTGCCGAGTGACGGCTTCCTGCAGTGGCAGCGTGTAGCCGATCGAGTGCCGGCCGTCCCTTTCGGCGTGCCAGATCGCGGCGTGCTGGCCTTCCGCCTTGATGCCCTTGTCCCTGTCGTATCCGTTCACAGCGCCTTCTCCTTCTCCGCCTCGACCTGCCGGTCGAACCACGCCTCGGTTTTCGCCACCGCGCGGGCGGCCCTGGCCGGATCGAACTTCGTCACGTAATGGCGCAGGATCTGCGTCTCGCGGGCGAAGCGGTGGCCGGAGAGATTGCCGATCTCGGCATAGTCGCAGCCGGCATAGTCCGCCCAGGACAGCGCCGTGTCGCGCAGATCCTGATCGCGAAAGTCGGAGAGCGACGGCATCGAGGCCGCCGCATGGTCGCGCACTTCGCGGAACACCTTGCGCCACCAGTCGGCCTTGAACGGCCGTTGCGCCCGCTCGTCGACGATGACGCGGGTCGGCACGACCTTCCAGCCCTTGCGGCGTTCTCTTGCCGCGGCAAACCGTTCGCGGACGATGCGCGCCTGCGGAATGAGCAGCCGCTCGCCGGTCTTGGACTGCTGCCAGAGGATGCCGTCCGCGCCGAACTGGCGCTCCTCGAGGGCGAGGCGGTCCTTCTGGCGCTGGGCCGAGAACAGGGCGAGCCAGATGCAGTCGGCGGCTTCGGGCCGGCCGAGCGCATCGGCGGCGGCGGTCAGCGCCAGCATCTCGGCGACCGTGCCGACGCGCACCCTTTCTTCGGGAACCGGAAGCCGGTCCTCGATCAGCGCCACCGGATTGGCGCGGGCAAGCCCCTCGCGGACCGCCCAGGCGAAGGCCTGCGACAGCATTGCCCGGACGCCGCGCGCCGTCGACAGGCCGCGGGCGATCTCGACGCGCTCGATCGCCTTGCCGAGATCGGCCGGCGCCAGCGCCGCGGCGGGACGGTGCCAGCCATGATCGGCCTCGGTCTCGGCGAGTGCGGCCGCGCAGCTGCGGTAGAACCGGACCGTGTCGGCGGCACGGGGCTTGCGGCGTTTGCGCCCCTCGACGATTTCCCGGCCCTTGTTGCGCGGATCGCGGTCGAGAAATCCCTCGACCAGCTGGGAGAGCGTGGTCAATCGAGTGGGGTTCGCCCTTAAGCTTCTCGCCGGCTGTACCCGCCGGCGTTTCCCGAAGGCGGCGGCCGTAAGCTCCTCGCCATGCGGCTTCGTCGCTGCCGCCGCAGAACGCGCGGCCGCGATATCGGCCTGTTTGGCTTCCGACCAGGCGCGGCATTCCTCGACCGTGAACCACGGACCGTCCCCGCCGTGGCGCAGATCCTCGCCGGCAAAGCCGAGCCGGCGCTGCGCGGCCGAGGCGAAGAAGCGCGGCCGGCCGTCGCGCCAGGTGACCAGCGGAATGCGGATCGTGATGGTTCCCATTGTGGTGGCCTTCGCCCTTAAGCGCCTCGCCTGCGGCTCGTTGCTGGCGAAGGCGGCGTGTCCCGTGTGCATGTCCTGTCTCCTGTCAGAATGCGGTCAGCGCTTGCGGTTTGTCAAAGGCGGCCGCCGGCGCGGGTCCGGCGCCGGCGGCCACGATACCCGGCCGGGAGGGGAAGGCCGGGCGGGGTGTCACAGCTGCAGCCGCTTTTCGAGCAGTTCGCGCAGGGGCGCGTCATCCTCCCCGGCCGCGAGAAGAAGGCGCAAGCCGTCCATGGCGCAGGCGAGCGTGTCGCCTTCCGGGAGGCTGGAGCCCATCAGGCCGTCGGGATCGCGCACGAACTCGATGCAGTCCTGACAGGCGGCTGCGAACTGGGCGGCGGCCGCCATGATCTTCGACTTCTGGTCGGCAGTCATAGCATTTTCCCTTCGGCGAGACTTTCGTCCAGCGCTTCCTTGATTGCCGAGAGGTGGTTTAAAACGTCGTCGCACTCCATGACGACGGTGTTGTCGACGTCGCCGTAGCAATAGCCGATTTCCTGCAGCAGACCTTCGATCTTGAGGACACGGCGCATTGAAAAGGAATGCGCCCGCTTCGGCGTCCAGTTGTTGAGGCTGGCGGTGCCGGTGCCTATCCGTCTCATGCGGTGCGCCTTTCCGCATTGCGTTGACGCCTCTGCTCGTCGGTCAGCAGGAAGTCCGGAACGCACGCCGGAATACTGGTCGGACCCGGCACTTGCGCTCTATCGATCAGCGCTTCGTCGGCTGGGAAATCAGCTCCGGCGCCGGCAGGCGGATTGCAGAGTGCGTTCAGCAGTGCGGCGAGATCATCGCGCGAGCCGACCTCGATTTTAAGCGTAAAGGCCGGACGCAAACGCTCTGCCTTCCGGTAGGTTTCCGCATCCTCTTTCTTGGCGAGAAAGCGCCTTCGCACATTGTAGATAATCATGGCGTTCTCCTTTGATGATGAAATGGGGAGGTTCGCGAGAGTCCGCCTCCCCGGTCGGGTCCTGCGCGCGGCCGGCGGAGAAAGGCAACGCCGCCGCGCGTCTCGCAATTCAGATGCGCCTTGCCCGTCAGGCTACGCGGCGCGGCGGGATCCTCGGCGGGACGCTTGGCGCAGGATCAAGATCGAGCGCCACAGGTTCGGCGTCGGGCACCGGCTTCGACGGCTCCATTCCGACCGACATCGCGTCGAGGGAAGCCTCCAGCGCCGTGCAGCGCGTCTTGAGGAACGCGATCTCCGTCTGGCGCCGGGCGATCTCGGCCTCATGGGCGGCGACGGCGTTGTCGGCCGCGGCGAGATCGGCGAGCATGGTCTCGACGAAGCGGCGGTTCTCCGCTTCCGCCTGCCCGCCGAACTCGGCCTCGATCGCCGCGCCGACCGCTTCCTCGAGGAGGGCGTCATGGCCGCCGCCGGGTATTGTCGTTTGCACCATGTTCATGATGGGTCATGCTCCTTTTGCTGGTGACGGAAAACCATTGCCGGTCGCGCCGGGCGGTGCGGCCGTCGCCGATGAGGACGAAGGCGGCGACCGCGAAACAGACGGCAAATGCGAGGACGAGGGCGGCATCCGCCCATGCGTTGGGATCGCTCATTCGATGCCCTCACCAACGCTTCGAAATACCGCCGTTCCGAGATCCGAGATCCGGGCGATCCCCGGCGGCTTGTGAAGACCCTCAACGGCCAGCAGGCCCTGCCGCCGAAGGCTTTCGATCGTGTCGGTGGCAAAGCCGCCGCCGCTGTTGTTTGCGAACCACCAGTGCCTGCGGCGGCGGAGCGGTGCATCGGCGGCGGCATCGAGGGCCTTGCGCATTGGCGGCGAAAGACTCCGCCAGCACGCTCGCAGTTCACTCCGGGAGGAGTTGGGCGTCAGGGGGTCAGCCATTGGCCGCCTCCCTGGCCGGGCGTGCGCGCCGGGCGCGGGCGTCCATGATCGCCAGCGTCATCTTTCCCGAGCCGGTGATCAGCAGCGTGTTGCGGCCGGAGCCGATGACGGAGCGTACCAGGCCGAGGCGCTTGAGGACGCGCACGGTCGCCAGCGTCACCGTCCAGCGCTCGCCGATCAGCCCGTAGCCGCCGCGGCGGCGCGACAGGCGCCACATGCCGGCCTTGCGCAGCGCATCCTTTTCGGTGCGCGTCAGGAGGGAGGGATCGACCAGGTCGCCGGCGTCGACCGGCGGCGGCGCGACGGCGCGGCGGGCGGTCATGCCGGGCCCTCCTCGAGGACGAGGTCCGCCGGCAGCCATGTCTCGCCATTGGTGGCGACCCAGCGCTCGACCGCGGCGCGCGACCAGCCATTGATGCCCGGCAGCTTGGCCGGAAAGCCGTGCGCCTCGAGATCGAGGCGGTGCTGGCGGAATGAATTCTCGGTTTTCCAGCCGAGCGCGGCGGCGACTTCACGCGCCGTCATCACCAGCCGGTTTTCGATATGTTCCATTGCGCAAACGCTCCGTTTTTTCCGCAAATCAGATGCGATTTGCAGAAGGGAGCATTTCAGCAAATGTGATTTAATGCAACAGCGTCATGCGAAAAATCATCAACGCGCTGTAAACTGCTTCATGTGAAACGGGCGCGTTCAGGCATTTCGCTTCAGCCGCTCGGCCTGAAAGGAGATGATCGCGGCGTTTTCCTCGGCGCTTGAGTGGTCCTCGTCGGTCAGCCAGTCGGCGAGATCGACGACGGCGTCGGCAGTCATCCTCGCGTCGCCGGACTGCAGCGCGCCGGCCTCGTGCAGCGCGTGGACGACGTTCCAGACGGCCTGGCGGTAGCCGGTGACATTGAGCGCGCCGGCCGACATCGGCGGACCGTCGACGCCATAGGCATCGATGATGCGGCTGATCGTCGTCGCCGACAGGGCGTGCGGATGGTTGGCGTCGTTCATAAAGCGCGACAGCGTCGACGACGAAACGCCGGCGCCCTTGGCGATCGCCGACAGCGACAGGCCGAGATCGCCCTGGATCCTGCGCAGCCACTGGCGGTGCGCGTCCTTCAGATCGTCCGTCCTCGTGGTGAGCGGCTGCCCCGCCATCGCCTGTGCCCTCCTGGTCAATGCAGGAGGGCAGAAAAACACATGGGAATAATCAGGCACGAGGGGAAACTCTACACTTGACAAGACTGCACCAAATCAGATCGACGTTGCATTAATGCACACAATAGCGGGGAAGCCAATGGACCGCCACGAAACGCTGATGCCGATCGACGACCTGTTCGAGCGCGCCGGCCGTATCAATGTCAGCATGGCCGAACTTTCCCGCGACGCCGGGGTGCACAATTCCACGGCGAGCCGGATCCGCGCCGGCGCGGACCCCAACCGGCGCACCCACCTGAAGCTGCAGCGGGCGCTGCTCAACCGCGAGGCGCTTCTGCTGGAGCACCTGACCGGCCTGCAGCCGCATGCCGAAGGCGAGGGCGCGCGATGATCGCCTTCGCCCTTTGCGACCAGGTCGCCGACGACGCCGCGCCGGAGAAGCGCGCGGCGCTGGCGGCCGACATCGTCGCGCAGATCAACCGGGAAGCGGCGCTCGCTGGCCTGAAGGGGGCGAAGATCGAGCTCGTCTCGCTGCATCCGTCAAGCCGGGCCGGCTTCCGGCAGGTGCTGGTGACCGGCGGGCCGGGCGCAAGGCCCGCGACCGTCGAGGATTTCGCCGAAGCAAGAAGGAGAGGAATGTGAGCGACACGAAACAGATCAAGGTCAAGCGGCTGCGGCGAGGTTACATCCTCGAAACCGGTGGCGAGGAGATCGCCGGCGCGACGAATTTTGCCGATCTCGTCACCTTTCTCGCCGAGGCGCTGGGCGAGGAGCTCGTGGGCATCGAGACAGGAGACAGCAGTCTCTGGTGGGACCGGGAAATCGCCGAGGAGGAGCGACCGACCAGCGAGCAGATGAAGGACGTGCGGGAAGCGCTCAAACGGATTGACGAAGATCGCCCCACCGAAACCGAGCCGGACCGGCCGACCCCAGCGCCGGAAGCGACGCCGAGCAGGCCGCCAGACACGCCCGATCCTGAAGCGGCGGCTCCCGCGAAGCGGGAAGCGCCCAAGCTTTCGGAGAAGAAGGACGATCTGCCGGAAATGCAGCAAAGGGTGCTCGATCACCTGCAGCTCTGCGCCTTGCGGCATGGCGAGAGGTTTCAACTCGGCGGCGGCCGCCTGGCCGAGAAAGCCGGCGTTGCCCGCGGCAGCCTCGCCTGGCTGCTCGGCGAGCTGGAACGCAAGGGCTACATCATCGTCGAGAGCCGAGGTCGCGGCATCGACCCGTTCTATGTGGTGCCGATCCCCGACGACATGAAGGAGGCCGCGGCGTGAACGACCTAACCTTCAAAGCGTTTTCAGGTCTCAACCGGCTCCGGTGTGAGCACTCGAAAGGGTTCAATCATAAGCTGGAAAGCTGGACGCTCTCCGACTGGTTCACCGCGACAGTCGGGGAACTCGGCGAGGCGGCCAATGTAGCCAAGAAGCTGAACCGCGTGAGAGACGGCGTTGTTGGCAACCGCGAGACGGAAGCCGAGTTGCGGGCGAAACTCGCCGCCGAGATTGCCGATACGTTCATCTATCTGGACCTGCTTGCGCAGCGGATGGGGCTCGAACTGGCCGAGATCGTACCTCCAACCTTCGACAGGAAGTCGCGCGAGATCGGGTTCCCGTACCTGCTTCAACTCACGGCGTCAGATGAGGGCGTATCCGAAAGATGACATCCCATCCGGTCAGCCAGCCGATCGTTCACCAGTTCCTGCATGCCGAGGACGATGCCGTCCGCGCGGCGCTGATGCTGGCGACGCCCTGGGCCGTGCTCGAGCGCTTCCAGGGCCAGTACCGCAAAGTGTGCGTCGCGCTCGCCATGGCGGAGGGCGAGGCCTATCTCGACGCGATCCTGGCGGCGCTCGCGGCTCGGCGCGACGCCTTCGGCAATTGCGACCCGGAGATCGCCATGCAGCTGCGGGCCGCGCAGGTGCGGCTCTGCATCGCGGCGGGATCCGTCGCCATCGTTCCAGTCAGTAAAGCGTAATTTGCGTACCTCCCGTCCAACTGCCGGGCGAGCCAGTCTCGCGTGCGCCCGGCCCTTTTAACCGGACTGCAGAAAAGTCTCATGGCGCGAACGACATCCCGGCACCGGCGCAGAACCGAGGCGATACGGCCCGGCCAGCATTACGGCCCGCGCGTGCCGGGACGCCGCCGGCGCATGCAGGTCGCCGCCGCGGAGGCGGCATGGCGCACAGCCGCGCAGACGGTCGCACGCTTCTCCGGATACCCGCTCGACCGGATCCTCGAGGCGCGCCGGCCGGGCAAGCCGCGGATCGCCGGGCTCGCCTTCGCCCAGTCCGCGGCGATCTATCTGGCGGTCACCGTGTTCGACACGCGCCAATACTACCTGGCGCTGGCGCTCGGCCGCCCGCGCCGGCGCATCCACGCGATCTGCCACGCCGTCGAGGACCGCCGCGACTGCCCGGAGATCGACCGCCTGCTCGGCACGATGGAGCGGGTGCTTTCGTGCCCAGAGGCGACGCTTTGAACCGCCCGTCCGATTTCGCCGACATCAAGGAGGCCCTGCAGGACCGCATCGAGGCGCTGGCGCGCGAGCTGCTGCCGGACGGCCACCGCAATGGCGGCTACTGGATCGGCCGCAACCCGCTGCGCGACGACCGCCACGCCGGATCGTTCTGGATCCTGCTGAAACGCAATCCGGGCGTGTGGAAGGACGAGGCGACCGGCGACACCGGCGATGTCATCAACCTGGTGCAGTATCTCGGCCAGCTGCCGGACTACCGGGCGACGCGCGACTGGTGCGTGCGGTGGCTCGGCTGGAAAAGCGGGCCGCAAAAGCCGATGTCGGACGCCGCCCGCCGCGCGGTCGAGCGCCAGCGCGAGAAGCAGCGCGCCGAGCGCGAGGCGAGCGAGGCCGAGGAACTGGCAAAACAGTCCGGGCGGGCGTTCTCGCTGTGGCTGAAATGCGTAAAACTCACGCCGGACACCTTTCCCGGCTCGCTGCTCGAGACGTATCTGCAAAGCCGCGGGCTCGACCTGAAGCGCTGGCTGATCGACGCCGGCCGGCCGCTGCCGGGCGCGATCCGCTTTTCCGCCAGCGAGCCCTACGTCCTGGCGGAGGGCAGGGGCCGGACGCACCGGCCCTGCATGGTGACGCTGATGACCGGCGCGAACGGCCGCCACCAGGCGATCCACCGCACCTGGCTTTCGCCGGACGGAAGCGGCAAGGCGGCGTTCCCCGACCCCGAGCGCAACAAGGCGCGCAAGATCTGGCCGTCGCCGGTCGGCGCGGTGATCCGCATCTCGAAAGGCGAGGGCGACCTGACGCCCGAGGAAGCCGCGCGGCAGGGCCGCGCCGGCCCGCTCGTCGTCACCGAAGGCATCGAGGACGCACTTTCCATCGCAATCTCCTGCCCGGACCACCGCGTCTGGGCGGCAGGCACGCTCGGCAACATCGCCCATGTCCCGGTGTTGCCGTGCGTTTCGCGCGTGATCGTCGCCGCCGACAATGACTGGCACAACAAGCAGGCCTCGGCAGCCCTGGGGAGAGCCGTGGCCGCCCTGAAGGCCCACGGCAGGCCCGTCGCGATCGCGCGCTCGACGATCGGCAAGGACATGAACGACCTCTTGAAAGGAGAACCCGTATGAGATCCCGAGACATCCATTCGCTCGCCGACCGCGTCGCGGCCCATGTGGCCGAGTTCGACCGGCAAACCGGCGAGCCCGCCCCCGAGGAACTGCTTGCCTATTGCCGCGCCCGGCAGTTCCCGCCGGCCGAAACCGTGGCGCGCAAGTTCAGCGAGATCGCCGGCAGGCGCTTCCCCTGGACGTCGCTCGCCGAAGCGCCGCCGCCCGCGCGGCGGTTCTTCGAGATCTATGCCGGCATGGTGAAGCTGCTCGACCCGTATCTCGACGAGAACGCCGCGCCGCTGCCGTCGATCGACGGCGAGCCGGTCGCCCTGGACGCATCGATGGAGATCCTTGCGGCCCTGCTCGATGATGATGACGGGCCGCTCGAGTACCTGGCGAAGATCATTGCGACCCCGACGGATGACCTGGCGCACAAACTGCTCGGATGCAGCCTGATCGAGGCCGCGAACATACAGCTCATCGCCGCACGGGTCGCGGCGCCCTTCATCATGGAGAAATCCGATGCCGAGCCTGATCAGCATTCTGGGGCCGGCGCGGCCGCAGCGAAAGATCCCGGAGTACCGAAGGACCCCGGGGATGAAAAACCGGCCGGCGATGCTGCCGAGCAGGATCAAGGCGCTGACGGCAAGGCCGGCGCTGAAAAACCCGCCGCCGCATCTTCGCCTAAGAGCGGCCATGGGGATCGGCAGGACAGCCCGGAAAACAAGCCGCAAGAAAAGCCTGAAGTCAAAAAACCGGCTGCCAAAGCACGGGCTAAGTCGAAAAAAGCCGCAACCAAGTAAAGCGTAAATCCGATCCATGGCCAAGGAAACGCCCGGCGACGGCCAGGGCGAGGGGGCGTTCGACCCCTTCGCCACGGCCCGGCCGCTGAAATCGCAGAAGGCGCTCGCTGCGGCGGGCGGCCCGGGCGCGGGCCGCGACCGCGTGCGCGCCGCGGTCATGGACGCCGAGAGCGAGTCCAGCCCGTTCGACCAGGTCAACGACCCGCCGCCGGGCCAGAAGCTCGACGGCAGGGATCCCGGGCGCTGGGAGCCGGACGAATTCGGCCTGCCGCCCGACTGCCCGGTGATGCCGCTCGGCACGGACAACGGCATGTTCTTCTTCCTCGACACGATCGGGCAGCTGCGCGTCCTCAAGGAGGGCGAGTTCGGCCAGGGACCGCTGAACGCGCTGTTCATGGGCCGGCACTGGTGGCTCTACTGGGCGTTTCCGAAGAAGAACGCCGACGGCGCGGTGACCGGATGGCGCGCCGAGAAGGTGCGCGAATGCCTGATGGCGGCCTGCGCGAAAAAGGGCGCCTGGTCGCCGGCCAACAAGGTTCGCGGGCGCGGCTTCTGGACCGATCGCAAGGGCGACCTGGTGCTGCATTGCGGCGACCGGCTGATCACCGCGCGCGGCGAGGAACCGCTCGGCGAGTTCGAGGGCGCGGTCTATCCGACCCGCCCGCCGATCAACCGGCCCTGGCCGCAGGCGATCCGCGACAAGCCGGGGCCTGCGCGCCGCCTGCTGCCACACTTCCAGGCGTGGAACTGGGTGCGGCCGGGGCTCGACCCGGTGCTGCTTCTCGGCTGGATCGCCTCGGCCATGATCGGCGGCGCGCTCGAGTGGCGGCCGGAATGCTTCATCCTCGGCGACAAGGGCACCGGCAAGTCGACGCTGCAGCGCGATGCCAAGGCCCTTTTCGGCGACGGGATCGTCCAGACCGGCGACACCACGGCGGCCGGCATCTATCAGGAGCTCGGCTTCGACAGCCTGCCGGTGGCGATCGACGAATTCGAGGGCAAGGCCGACACCCGCAAGATGAAGGCCGTGATCGAGCTCGCCCGGCTGTCGTGCACCGGCGCGCCGATGATGCGCGGCGGCGACAACCACAAGGGCACCAAGTTCTTCGGCCGCTCAAGCTACCTGTTCTCCTCGATCAACACGCCGCCGCTCGACCCGCAGGACCTGTCGCGCCTGGCACTGCTGCGCTTGCGGCCGCACCGGGACGGCGCGGTCCGGCCGATCATCCCCGACCCCGAATTGCGGGAAATCGGCCGGCAGCTGATCACGCGGCTTCGCGAGGAGTGGCACCGCTGGCCGCAGACTTATGCGAACTGGCGCGAGTTCCTGGCGTCATGCGGCCATGACGGCCGGGGGCAGGACACGTTCGGAACGCTGATGGCGGCGGCCGACCTGGCGATCGGCTACGACGCCGAGGCGCTGAACCTGCTGATCGGCCCGGCCGCCGACGACCGCGAGGCCTGGCGCGAGCACTTCCAGGCGGCGCAGATGTTCGAGCACGACGACGCCAGCGAGAACTGGCGGTTGTGCCTCAACCACGTCCTGTCGCAGCGCATCGAGGCCTGGAAGGGCGGAACGCGGCACACGGTCGGCGAGGTGATAACCGAGTTCTGGGAACGCGACGACCCCAATTCGCGGCTTCGCGGCGATGCCGATCCGATCCGCTACGACGAGGCCCGCCGCCTCCTCGAGCAGACCGGCCTTTCGCTGATGAAGCCGCGCGCCGGCTCCAAGCATTTCGAGCTTTTCGTGCCCGACCAGCACCCGCTGCTGCACGCCCTGATGCGTGACAGCAAGTGGGCCGGCGAACTGTCGGCCGGGAGCTGGAAATACGCCCTGCAGAGCGCGCCGGAGGATATCTGGCGCGATGCGTCGGCGCGGATCGACGGCATCAAGAAGCGCGGCACGGCATTCATCCTTGGCGAAATTCTGGTGAAGGCCGAGGAGATCGAGGAATGAACGCGGTGCGTCCTGCCCCGACCCGGATCGCGCGGCAAATGGTAACAGCCCCGACCCCGACCCATAGTTTGCAGAAAACTGACCGCGCGGGTTTTCGGGAGGCAAGCGGGCAGGGGTGGAACGGCGGAACATGCCCCGTTCCAATATGCCGATGGCGCAAGCCGTTGAAAACAATGCAGCAATCGAGATGTGGAACAATGGAACGCTGGAACGTTGATGCCTCGCCTACGCGCGCGCGCATGAAGGATTGCGTGTTCCATTGTTCCATTGTTCCACATTCTGAATATCAGAGAGATATCAAAGGGTTATCCCTTGGTTTCCTTGGAACGGCGCTTGTTCCATTGTTCCAGACCGCGAAAAAACGTCGCGATTTCAGCCACTTGAATAAAAAAGGGGGTGAATATGGCCGGTGAGAAGCAGACCGGCGTCGGCAAGGCGCTCGATCTCGACGGCAAGGCGGGCGAGCTGGCCGATGAGCTGCGCGGCGAGGCGGACGCGCCGATCCAGAACGAGCTGTTCGCCGGATCCAGCGTGTTCGGCGAGATCAAGACGCCGGACGGCCAGACGACGCGCACCGGGCCGGGCCGGCCGAAGGGCTCGCTCGGCAAGTCGACCAAAGAGCTGGTGAAGCTGATCGAGGCGACCGGGCGGCATCCAATCCTGGCGATGGCCGAGATCGTCGCCACGCCGATCGACGTGATCGCCCGGACGCTGGGGTGCAAGAAGATCGAGGCGGCCGAGTATCACCGCAAGGTCATGAACGATCTGGCGCCCTACGTGGCGCAGAAGCTGCCGACCGCGATCGAGCTGCCGGGGGCGAACGCCGGGGCGCTGTTCATCAACCTGGGCGCGCCGGTCGAGACCGGCGAGAACATCGACCAGGCGTTCGGCAAGCTGCTCGAAGGCGTGAAGATCGCCTATTCCGAAACCGAGGAAAATCAACCACTTAGCGACGACGACGCCGGGCCGTCTCACGGCGCGCCGTCTCACGATGAGGGCAAGTAGATGAAATCATTGGCAAAATCGCCTTTCGGCCCGCTGATAGAGTTTCAGCAGGCCGACCACATGGCCGGCCCGCTGAAACGGCAGGAGAAGCGCGATCCGTCCGGCCACCCCACCCGCCTCGCGCATGGCCGCGCAGGCCGGGCCATTCCCCGAATTCGGGTTTCGCGCAGAGATAGGGGCAAGCCCGTGCGATTTTCGGGCTTCAAAACGGAAGGTCCCGGTTTGGGTATGTGCGGGAAACCAAACTCGGTGGGCCGGGGGTCGGGGGGAGAGAGGCGATGAGCAAGCTCGATCCTTCCATCGAACGCGAATTCACGCGCCGGCGCTGCTTCGGCTGGGATCCGATCGACCGCTTCCAGTGCTATTTCTGGTTCGTCGGCTGGTGGGCGATCTCGTTCGGCTTCCACGCCAGCCTGCGCGATCCGAATGTCGAGATCCACTTGCCATTCGGTTTTGTCCGCATCGGCTGGGTCGGCGCGTCGGCGCGGCGCTTCGAGAAATGTCTCGACTTCGTTCATCGAAGGGGCGAGCCATGACCGCCGATACAACCGCCCAGGTCATCGCGCTCTACAAGAAGCTGCAGCTCGAGAAGATCGATATCAACGGCTATACGCCGCCCGGCCCGGTGGCGCGCAACTTCATGCTCGACCGGACGAACAGCGTTCGCGGGCTGATGGGACCGGTCGGCTCCGGAAAGACCAACGTCAACTTCTTCGACAAGCTCGTGTGCGGCCGGCAGATACCGAAATGCACGTCCGGCAAATATGCCGGGCACCGGCTGCACCGCCACCTCGAGATCCGCGACACCTACGCCAATCTTTGGGGATCTACGATCCGCTCCTGGTGGCGGTGGTTCGGCCCGGATGTCGGCGACTGGTCGGGCGGGGAAAACCGCAAGGCAACCCACACGCTGGTTTTCGAGATGCCGGACGGCGGAAACCTGTTCTTCGAGATGGTGTTCCAGGCGATCCAGGATGCCGACGTCGACGCGGCGCTTCGCGGCATCGAGTTCACCACCGGCAACATGGGCGAGGCCGACCAGCAATCGGGCGACGTCCTGACCTATCTGGTCGGACGGTCGCAGCTTCGTCGCTATCCGCCGAAAGCATTTTTCGGCGGCGTTACCGACTACTACACGGGCATCACGCTAGACCTCAATCCGCCGGACCCGGAAAACTGGGTCTATCGCGTGTTCGAGGAGGAAAAGCCGAAAAACCACAAGCTGTATCGCCAGCCGTCCGGCAGGGGGCCAAACGGCGAGAACCGCATCGGCGTTACCCGGCAGGAATACATAGATTTGGCGGAAACGAACGCGCACAGGCCATGGTGGGTGCGCCGCATGATCGACGGCCAATGGGGTTATTCCCGCGAGGGCGAGCCGGTCTATCCCGAATATGACGACGACGTCCATTGCGAGCATGACGGATTCGACCCGATCCCCGGCCTGCCGCTGCGCTTGAGCTTCGACCAGGGCGTCACGGGACCGGCGATGCTGGTGAAGCAGTACACGCCGGAGGGGCAGCTGCGCGTTCTTCGCGAATACTGCCCCGGCCGGATCGGCCCTTCGGGCTTCTTCCGCAACTGCAAGATGATCCTGCAGACGGAATTCCGCGGATACCGGATCGAGCGCGCGACCGGCGACCTCGCAGGATTTTCCGGAGGTGACAGCGAGACCGGCGACAAGAGCTTCTTCGAGACCGGTTCCGTGATCCTCAACATCCCGATCTTTCCTTCAGAGACCAACGAGCTCGGCCCCCGCCAGGACGGGGTGCGCCAGCTCCTGCGCTACTCGATCCGCCCGAAGGTGCCGGCGCTGCTGATCGACGGGCGGAAATGCCCGAAGCTGCGCAAGGGCTTCAACTCGGCCTACCGCTACCGCAAGCGTCGCGGCAACGAGGAGCGCACGGACCCGCTCCCGGAGAAGAACGAATTTTCCAACCCGCACGATGCGCTGCAATACGGCGTCATGGATCTGGTCGGCCTGACCGGTATCGAGCGCGGCGACCTGATGGGCGGCCGCGGCGACAAGATGGGGCCGCAGGACGATGACGATGACGGCAATTCGGGGAGCGCGCATGTCGCCTCGTCCGATTTCGACGTGTTCCGGACATGATCGAATGGCGGCCGGCGGCGATCGGGGACCTGGCCGCGGTGCGTCCGCATTGCGGGGCGCGCCGCTTCAACCTGCTTTGCCGGCAGATTTCCGATTTCCCGGCCTGGACCGTGTGCCTCGACGGCAAGCCGGTGGCGGTCTGTGGCCTGGCGCCGGCCGGTCCGGACACATACGAGGCCTGGCTGACCGTCTCGGCCGACCTGCGCGGCCGTGCCGGCGTCACCGTCATCCGCGCCATTCTGATGCGAACCGCCGAGATCATGCCCTGGGATCACCTGATCTGCAGGATCCGCGACGGCCATGCCGCTGGGCGGCGGATGGCGACGCTTGTCGGTTTCCAGCCGACCGCGGAAACGCTTCGCTCCACCGACATCCGGACCTGGCACCGGCCGCCGCTGTTTGGCGAAACGCAAAAGGTAACAGCCGAATGCCGCCCGTAACCTGCCCGCCAATTCCACCGCACGGGAGAACCGACATGGAGACATTGTTCGGCATCAAGCGCCCCGAGGGGCCGTCCGCGGGCGAAAAGGCGCTGCAGCGGGAACGCTACGAGAAGGCCAGCAAGGCCGATGCCGAAGCCGACCAGAAGGTCGCGCTCGCCGCCCGCGCGTCCAGCCTGCGGCGTTCGCTCGCCTATCGCGACGACCGCAAGAAATCCGCGCTGGGAGGCTGACCGGAAGGTGCCTGCAGACAAGCCCGCCCGCAACACGAAAGCCGTCGCCAAGGCCTGCGCTTCCGCCTATGAGGATTGCCGGCCGCAGAAGCAGCGCGTCGACGAGCTGCACGAATACGTGCTGCCCTACCGCACGCCGTCCGGCGGAAAGTCCGGCAGCACCTCGGGCAAGGTCGACCGCATCTTCGACAGCACAGCGACCAAGGCCGCGTTCCGTTTCGCTGGCCGGATGCAGCAGGACGTGACGCCCGCGTTTCAACGGTTCTTCGAGCTCAAGGTCGGGCCGTATCTGAATATCGACGGCGACCGCAAGAAGGCGATCGAGGAAGAGCTCGAGGTGATCACGAAGAAGATCGCCGCGGTGCTGGAAGGGGCCGATTTCGCCGTCGCGTCCGGCGAGATGTATCTCGATCTCTTCGCCGGAACGGGCGCCATGCTGATCATCGAGGACGAGCACGACATCGCCCGCTTCGTGTCCGTTCCGGCGGCCGAGATCGCGCTGCGCGAGGACGGCACCGGCCGCGTCAACGGCGTTTACTGGAAAAAGGAATTCCGGGCGTCCGACCTGCCGACGCTGTGGCCGGACCCGGTGTTTTCCGACCGCCTGCAGTCGATAATCCGCGACAAGCCCGACCACATGGTCGCAATCATCCAGGCGAGCGAGTTCAACCACAAGTCCCGCAAGTGGGAATTCACCGCGATGTGTGCCGACCAGGAGGACGAGGCGGCTATTTTCGCGCATGACGAGAAGACGTGCCCCTGGCTGACGCCGCGCTTCTACAAGGTGCCCGGCGAGGCGATGGGCCGCGGGCCGGGGCTGATGGGCCTGCCGACCGCCAAGACGCTGAACAAGGTCACGGAGCTGACGATCAAGGCGGCCGCCTTCGCCATTCTCGGCCTGTGGGCCTACCGCAACGACCGGGTGTTCAACCCGAAGACGGCGAAGATGGTGCCGGGCGCGATGTGGCAGGTGTCCGCGACCGGCGGAAGCATGGGCGCCTCGCTGCAGAAGCTCGACGTTCCCGGCCGCTTCGACGTGTCCAACCTGATCCTACAGGATCTGCGCGAGAACGTGAAAACGGTCATGCTCGACGACACGCTGCCGCCTGACAGCGGGGCGGTGCGCTCGGCGACCGAGATCGTCGAGCGGATGAAGCGCTTGAGCCAGGACCTGTCGGGCGCCTATGCGCGGCTGATCCTCGAGATCATCCGGCCTCTGGTGCAGCGGCTGATGGACATCCTGCACCGCCGAAACCTGATCGAGATCGATCTCGACATCGACCAGCTGATCACGCGGGTCGAGGTGGTCTCGCCGATCGCCAAGCTGCAGCAGGCGCAGGACGTTTCGTCCCTGGTCGAATGGCTGCAGATCATCGCAGGCCTCGGCGGCCAGCAGATGATGATGCTGACCGCGCGCATCGAGGACGTGTTCACCGATATCGGCCGCAAGCTCGGCATCCCGGAAAAGCTCATGCGCTCGGAAACCGAGAAGAAGCAGATCCAGAACATGATCGCCGAAATGATCGCCCGCCAGCAACAGGCGGCGCAGCCGGAGCAACCGCCGCCGCAGGCCCAGCCGGCGGCCTAGGCAAGCGGAGAACAGGACACGCATGACCGAAGCAATCGACAAATCGAACGATCACGGCATCGATCCCGGCGACGAGGAGCGTTTCGTCGACGGACCCGATATCGACCAGCCGGCCCTCGACGATCTTCTCGGCGCGTTCAGCCGGGCGATCGGCGGCGACGAAACCGGCTGGGGCGCGATCGACAGCGCGCCGGCGGCGCTCGCCGAGCAGCGGCGGCAGTCGCAGGCGGCGATGAAGCGCAAGGCGAACGACTTCCGTGACTGTTTCTCGACGCCGGCCGGCCGGCGCGTGCTCGAGCAGCTTCTCGACCAGACGCTGCGCGCCGAGGCCTATCCGGAGGAGGCGCAGCTTCCGATGGAGGCCATCACGCCGCTTTGCATCGCGCACCAGACACGCTGCAATTTCGTCAGGGCCATTCTCGCGGCCATCGCCCAGGCGGATAACCGGCCGCAATCCCCGCAAGCACAGGACGCATGACATGAGCGAACAGGACACCGATCACGGCCTCGACCCGGCCGCCGACACCCCGCCGCTGGAGACCCCCGGCGGCAACCAGCAAAAAAATTCGTCGCAGGACCCGACGCAGGGCGGCAGGACGGACCCGATCGGCGGGGCCGACGGCGCGGCCGCGGACCTGCATTTGCCGGACGGGATCCCCGACCACCTGAAGGGGCAGTCCGATCAAGAGACGATCGACAAGGTTTGGGGCGCCTACAGGGGCGCGCGCGACGAGCTCGCCAAGAACAAGCCGGAGGGCAAGCCGGAAAAACCCGAGGCCTACAGTTTCGAGTGGCCGGACAGCATCAAGAGCTCGATCGCCGAGGACGACAAGGCGGTTTCGCTGTTCCGCGAGATCGCCCACGAGGCGGAGTTCACGCAAAAGCAGATCGCCGCAATCCCGAAATTCTTCGAGGCGGCCGCCGAGAAGGGACTGATCGACAAGCCGCAGGACAACAACGCCCTGCTGGAAAGCCTGGCCCCGGAGGGCTTCCAGGGCTCGGCCGAGGAAAAGCGCACCAAGGGCGCGCAGCGCCTGACGACGGCCGACAACTGGGTGAAGCAGCTCACCAAGGATCAGGGCTACGACGACGCCATGAAGGAGGAGCTGCGGCTGCTGACGACGTCCGAGCCGGGCGTCCGCGTCCTCGAGCGCTATATGGGATCCGGCGTCGTCAAGACGGTGACCCCCGGCGGAGAGCGGCAGGCGTCCGGCGTCACCCAGTCGCAACTCAACGCGCGCGTCGCCGATCCGCGCAACAACAGCACGTCGGAGAAATTCGACGAGGATTTCGCCAAGGAGACGCGCGAGCTGTTCAAGCGCGCTTTCCCGGACTGATCCTTGCGCCCCGCCCTTAAGCTCCGGCGCCGCGCGGTCAACAAGCATGGCACGGCGCTTAAGGGCATAGTTCCAAGGCCCTAGGAGGAACAATTGCCAAGGAAGAACGCCCGCCCAGCCGCGAAGAAGGCTGCCGCGAGAAAGAAAGCCCGCATGAGAGACGAGGCAGAGCGCCCGCCACATATAGGGCCAGTCCCGCTTCTTCAGACAACCGTTTCAGCGACATTGCTTGCCGCCATGGCAGCAGGCCTCCAGTTGCGCCCCAAAAGGTAACAGCGTTCCGGCGCTTCTATCGTGCCCCGTTATCGGAGGATGGACCCGGACGGCGCGCGGCACCCGTCGACACCGAAAGGCCCGCGCAACATCTGGCACTCGGCCCCCGGCTTGAAAACCTCAATCACGGGAAACGATCATGTCAGACACGGCACCCAATCATTACGTGCAGCAGTGGCGAACGACCGCGCTGCACGAATACCAGTCGGGCGGGTTTGCGCTTCGCAACACCACGACCGCGCCGGAAAAGATCACCGGCGAGAAAATGCATTTTCCGATCTTCGGCGTCGTCGAGGCGGAGGAGGACGTGAAGCGCGGCGACATCGCCAAGCCCTCCAATCCGAACGACACCACGGTCGCGGTCGACACCAAGAAATCGCGCGCCTTCGAGGAGGTGTACGAGGACGATCTCGACCAGATGACCGTCAACCGCCAGCAGGCGGTGGCGAAACGCTCGGCCATGGCGCTCGGCCGGGTGCACGACAAGACGATCGTGCGGGCGCTGCGCGCGGCGACCAAAACGGTCGGCGCCTATGCCAGCCTGATGTCGGTCGAGACGCTGGTGAAGGGCAAGCAGGCGCTGATGCAGGACGATGTCGAGGTGCAGGACGGCAACGTCTTCTGCGCGGTCGACAGCGTGAGCTGGGCGATGCTGATCGGCGACAAGCGCATCGCCAATTCCGATTATGTCGGGCCGAACCTTCCGTTCGTCACCGGCAACCTCGCCAAGACCTGGAACGGCATCCACATCTTCTCGCTGTCCGACAAGACGCTGCGTGAGCAGGACATCGCCGCCCAGGCGACCTGCCTGATGTGGCACCGCTCGGCGATCGGCTTCGGCTATGTCCGCCAGCTGACGGGCAATGTGGTCTGGGACAACCGGAAGGACTGCTGGACCCACAACATGCGCATGCGCATCGGCTCCAAGTTGCTGCTGCCGGAGGGCACCGTCAAGCTGCAGGCCAAATACGTGCCGGCCGACATCGTCCTGCCCGCCGCCTAAGGCGCTCCATCGAACCGGGCGGCGTCCGCGCCGCCCCGACATCACACCCAACAGAGGAAAACGCACATGCGAACCCTGGGAAACGGAAAGATCAGGCGCAAGGGCGAGGGCGTGTCCTACGGCTCGGGCGCCAACATCAAGCAGCTTTGCGACTGGGACTATGCGACCATCGACGACGCGGCGACGGTCGAGACGGCCGGCCACTTCAACACGCTTGCCGACGTGCTGCAGGTCGGCGAGCTGATCGACGTCCGCATGGATCTCGACGGCACGCCGCTCTACCGCACATACATGGTGGCGACAAACGACGGAACCAACGTCACGGTCAAGCGGGAGGGCATCGGCGCGGCCGTGGTCCTGACCGGCGTCGACCTTACCGACAATTCCGGCGGCGTCGCGTCCGACACGATCGCCGCGATCGGCGGCGCCTATAGCCAGGCGGAGGTGGCGAACGCGGTCGCCTCGCTGGCGCGGGCCACCGACCGCAACACCGCCGACATCCTGGCGATCAAGAACGCACTGGGGCTTTAACCAGCCCCGCCCTTAAGCTCCTCGCCGGCGGCTCGTCGCCGGCGGGGCAGTTTCCACCCCGCCCTTAAGCGTCGCTTCGCTCGCTGGCGGGGACCCCGAACACCAGGTTGCCCGCATGGACAAGATCACGATCATCAACCGCGCGCTTTCCCGCATCGGCTGCCTGCCGATCCAGAGCGAGGCCTCGCCCGGCCCGGCCGGCATCGGCGTCGTTTTGACCTATGACGCGGTGCTCGAGGACGTGCTTTCCAAATACCCCTGGCATTTCACGATCTTCTTCACAGCGCTCACGGCGCTGACCGCATCGCCGCCGCTCGGCTGGTCGAAGGCCTTCCAGCTGCCGCCGCAGCGGCTTGCGCAGCCGCGCGCCTATTACGAGAGCGCGACCGACAACCGGCCCTTGAGCCGGTTCCAGCTTTCCGGCAACGAGGTGTACACGGCAAGCGAGACCTGCTTTGCCGAATACCAGGCAAAACCGCCCGTGCCTCACTGGCCGGGCTATTTCCGCGAGCTGATGACGCTGTGCTGCGCAGCCGAATACGCGCTCGAGATCCGCGAGGACCGGACCCTGCGCAACACGCTGCGGCGCGACGCCTACGGCCCCCCCGACTTCCAGGGCGACGGCGGCCAGTTCAAGGTGGCCTGCGACCTCGATGCGCAGGCCGCCCCGTCGAAACAGCCGGCGGACGGCCGCAACCCGCTGACCGACATCCGCGACGGCTACGACGCCGACGACGCGCGCTACGGCTGGGGCTGACGCCATGCCGAACGTCACCACCTTCCAGGCCGCCCACACCTACGGCGTCCTAGCGCCGCTGACGATCGAGCGGCGCGACACCAAATTCGTCGCCGGGTCGCTGTCGGCGGGCGAGCGGATCGTGATGCTGCCGCAGGGCGGCTACGCCGACGCCGGCGGCACCACGGATTTCGGCCGCGCGCGAAGGGCGCTGACAGAGGAACCGATCACCGCCGGCATGCTGACGCTGCCGAACGGGGGAACCGCCGCCAACCTGCTCGACGACAACACCGACATCGTCACGTCGGCGGCCGCCGGCGCGCGCTTCGTGCTCGCCGAGATCGATTTCGGCGCCGTCAAAACGATCCACTTCCTCGACATAACCGGCGTCATGATGGCGACGGCCGGGGCGCCCGCCGCCCTGATCGCCGAATACTGGACCGGTGCGGCCTGGCAGGCGTTCGGCGCGGCGCTGAAGATCGACACCGTGGCGCGGGGCCGCCGCTTCGCATCGGGTGCGCCGGGTGATGGCGGGATAAGCGCGCAGAAATTCCGCTTCGCCGTCGACGCCACGACGGGCGCGTCCGGCGCGGTCACCGTCCGGGACATCGGCGCCTGGACCGAAAGCGGGGCCAAGACCGATGCGATCGTCCGCGATTTCACCGGCGAGGACGGCAGCGCGACCGAGCTGGTGTTTTCCGCGGGCAATTGCGACATCTTCAAGAACGGCGCGTGGCAGGCCGCAGCCGACTGGCCGGTGACCGAGGCGCAGCTGCGGATCGTCAAGCCCGAACAGCGCTACGACACGCTGCTCGGCTTCCACCGCGACGTGCAGACACTGAAACTGGTGCGCATGGGCGGTGACGGCGAATGGTCGCTCGAGCGTGTCTCGTTCGAGAACGTGCCGCTTGCCGACTATGGCGGGATCTACACCAACGGCGTCAACGAGATCCAGCAGGTCACGCTCTACACCATCGCCGGCAGCGAGCAGTTCGACCTGACGCTCGAGGGCCAGACGACGGTCGCGATCACTCGCGATGCGGCCGACTCCGTGACGGCGACCGCCATCAAGACGGCCCTGGAGGACTTGAGCGGCGTCGACGCCGGCCTGACGGTCACGGCGATCGGCGGGAACACGTTTCAGATCGAGTTCACGGGCGGCGACAATGCCGAGCGGGACTGGCTGATCATGGCCGGCACGGCGCTGAACGCCAACGGTTTCGTGCGGGTGCGCACCAAGCAGGAAGGCAAGGCGCCTGGCGAGCCGGTGATTTCCGCCTCGGCCGGATGGCCGGCGGTCGGGCGCTTCGTCGGGCAGCGGCTCGTCATGGGCGGGTTGAGGAAGCGCCCGAACGATATCATCGCCAGCGTCCAGGGTTCGCCCTTCGACCTCAACACGGAGATCGACATCGCCACCGCGGCGTTCTCATACGAGGTCGAGTTCCCGCAGAACAACGAGATCCGCGACATCGCCCCGGCGTCCTTGCTCGTCATCATCGGCGACAAGCAGGTCGCGTTCCTGCGCGACGACACGCTTTCGGCGACGGAAGCGCCGAAATTCGGGTTTTCCGACAGCCCCGGCATCAAGGCCGGCGTGCCGCTGACATCGTCCGACAACGCGCTGTTCTACGTCCAGGACGGGGGAACGACGCTTCGCCTGCTCAACTACACCGCGCTCGAGGAGAACTACGTCTCCGACAACGCCTCGATCCTGTCCTCGCACCTGATCATCGCGCCCGTCGACATGAACCGCAGGCGGGCCGCCGGCTATGTCAACGCCGACCTTTTGATGATCGTCAATGGCGACGGCTCGATCACCGTGCTGACGATGATGCGGACGCAAGAGGTGAGCGGCTTCGCGCCTTGGCACACCGACGGGCTTTTCAAGTCGCTGACCGTCTCGCGCTCCAACGAGGTTTGGCTGACCGCCGAGCGGACCGTCGACGGCGCCGCCGAGATCCGGCTCGAGCGCTACGACGCTGCCGGCTATCTCGACGAGGCGCTGGAACAGACCGTCGCGCCGGCCTCGGCGACGATCTCCGGGCTGTCACGCTTCAACGGCCGGCAGGTATGGCTGCAGAACGCCGGCTCGTTCTTCGGCCCCTACACCGTGGCCGGTGGCGCGGTCGAGTGCGACCGGGCGCTCGAGGGGACGGTGATCGCGGGCTCGTGGACGCCGCCCTCCGCCACCGATCCCAAGATCCTGCTCGAGGCGGAAACGGGGCAGCGCGAGGCGCGTCTGAAGCGGGTGTGCCGGGCGGTGATCTCCGTTCTCGACACGACGTCGCTGGCGATCGCCGCCAACGGCGCGGCGGCGGTCGACATCCCCCTGCATTCGAACGACAGCGTCACCACCGATACCGGACCGCTCGACCAGCCGGTCACCGGACGCATCGAGGCCGAGGGCATGCACGGCTTCACCGAAGACGGGACGCTGACAGTGACCCAGCTTCATCCCGGCCGGCTGCTGGTCAGGGCGGTGCAAAAGGACGTGGCGGCATAGGAGCGGCGACATGGAACTGGTAGGCGGCCTGGCGGCCAAACTGATCGGCGGCATCGGCGCAGGCGTCAAGGCCGCAACGGGTGCCGCCGGCGCGGCGGCGGGTGCGTCCGGATCGGGCGGCCTGTTCACGCTCAAGACGATCTCCACCACGTTCGGCGTGGTCAGCCAGATCGGCCGCGGCATCGCCGCGCAGCAGCAGCAGAACGCGGAAGCCCGCCAGCAACAGTACGAGGCCCGCGAGGAGTTCGTCGACGCCAAGGAAACGAGCGCCGCGCTGAAGGCGGAACTGGCAAACACGATCGCCAACCAGAAGGTTCTGTTCGCGTCGGGCGGGGTCAATCTCGGTTCGGTCTCGGTCGAACAGGCGCAGAAACAGGCGGTCGAGGACGCCGAGAGCGAACTTTCGATCAGTTCCAACCAGTCGCTTGCCCGGTCGCTGCAGCGCCGCCGCGCCGCCCGCAACGCCCGGTCGCGCGGCCGCTCGGCGCTGTTCCAGGGCTTCGCCGGCGCGGCCGGAACGCTCGCCAATGCGGCGCTCGACCGCAAGGAAATCGGCGCATGACGCAGATCCCGACATTTTCGGCCAGGGCGCCGCGCAAGGGCAGTGTCGCCGTCGATCTCGAAACGGGCGCCGTCGCCGCCGCCGGCGCGGTAGCATCGGTCGCCGCGCAATTGTCGGGCCGGCTGACAGACATGGCGGCAAAGACGGTGCGGCGCGAATTCGCCGAAAAGGGCGCGGCGGCGGCCGCCGCGGTCGAGATGCCGGGCGTCGACTTCGCATTCACCGATGCGCCGGTGCCGCGCGGCACCGGGAGCACCGGGCGGGTTTCGGCGACGACAGGCAACATCATCGCCAACGCGGCGCTGCGCTATGGCCAGAACCCGGAGGACCTGAAGGCGATCGCCTGGCTGGAGAGCCGCGGCAACACCAGGGCGAAAAACCCGAAATCGTCGGCAGGCGGCCTTTTCCAGTTCGTCGACGGCACCGCCGCCGATTACGGGCTCGCCAACCGTTTCGACGCCGTCGAGGCGTCTGACGCCGCCGCACGGCTGATGCGGGACAACCGGGCGGTGCTGAAGAAGGCGCTCGGCCGCGAGCCGACCCGCGGCGAGCTCTATCTCGCCCACCAGCAGGGCGCAGGCGGAGCGAGCAAACTGCTGTCGAACCCGAATGTACCGGCGGCCTCGCTCGTCGGCGCCGAGGCCGTGGCGCTCAACGGCGGCCGGCCCGGAATGACGGCCGGGCAGTTCGCCGGCCTGTGGCTTGCCAAGGCCGGCGGAGCCCCCGGCGCGGCGCTCGACAATTCGCTCCCTGGCGGCACCAGCGGCGCGGTGACGGTGAAACTGACCGGCGCGTTTGGCGGCGTGCCGCAGATGCCGGGCGTCTCGGTCGCGGCGGATGCCTACAACCAGGCCGCGGCGGACATCACGCTGAACCGGCTGGAAACGGCGATGCGCGGAAAGATGGACGCGCTCGCGATCCGCCATTCCGGCGATCCGGCCGGGCTCGAAGAAGCACTCGACGCTTCCTGGTCCGGCATCGAAAGCGAACTGCCGCCGCTGGCGAAGGCGCGCGTCCGGGCGGCCTTCGAACGCAACAAGATCGGCATCATGATCGGCGCCGCCAGCGACTACCGCGACCGGTTCGAGGAGGAGGTCAAGGCCTCCTTCGAGACCCAGATCGAGAGCCGGCGCACGTCCATCCTGCGCAACGCCCTGAAGGCCGGCAGCGACGAGACGGCCGACGCGGCGATCGCCGCCGAGCTCGCCGCGATCAATGCCGACATCGATGCCGCGCCGATGACCCCGCTGGCGCGCGAGAGGCTGAAGCGCGAGACCGCGCAGGAAGTGATTTCGGCGCGGCTGCTCGGCGGTTTCGAGCAGCAGCAGGACGCCGCCGGCCGGGCCGCGTTCCTGCAGCGCTTCCAGGAGGAATGGAAGGCGGGCGAGGGGCTGTCCGAGGCGCTGTCCCCGGAGAGCTACGACAAGCTGACCGGCGAGATGACGCGCCGCCTGCAGGCCGACGAGGTTGCCGCGCGCAAGCGCGACACGGCGCTGCAGAAGGACATCGACGGCCAGATCAAGATCCTGAAGAAGGGCCTGCCGATCCCGGCCGAACGGCGCGACGCGCTGGCCCGGGCCGTGGCCGAGACCGGCGATCCCGACCTTTCGGCGACGATGCAGTTCCTCGACGGCCTCGCCGACTGGCAGAAGGCCCACATCGCCGCACGGCCGGAAGTGGTGCGCGCGCAGATCGCCGCCCTCGAGGACCGGATCGCCAGGGACGGCGCGACCGATACGGCACTGACCACGCTCGACGTGATGGAGGGCCTGGCCGGCGAAATGGAAGCCGGTCTCGACGAGGATCCGCTGACCTTCGCCAGCCGCGCCGGCGTCGCCGCGGTCGAGCCGATCGACTTCTCCTCGGCCGACACGCTGACCGCGTCGCTCGCCGAGCGCGTCAACGACGCCGAAGCGATCGCCGGCCATTACGGCCGCGCGCCGCGTTATTTCACGCCTGCGGAGGCCGAGGCGCTGAAACAGGCCGTCCAGGACGATCCGATGCAGCTTCCCGGCCTGGTCGCTGGGCTGACCGCCGGGCTAGGCGACGCGGCGCCGGCGGCGCTCGCCGAAGTGTCGAAGGAAGCGCCGGTGCTGGCGCATCTCGGCGGGCTGTACCACGCGACCGGCAATGGCCGCCTTGCCGCCGAGATCGCCGAAGGGCTGCACCTGCGCGCGATGGACGGCTATTCCTCGCCGCTGCCGTCCAACGCCAAGCTCGACGCGGCGCTCGCCGAGACCGCCGGAGCGGCCTTTTATGCCGTGCCTCAGCTGCGCGACCCGGTCCGCCGCACCGCCAACATCCTGTTCGAACGCCGCATCGCGGCCCTCGGCATCGACGCGACGGATTTCGACATGGCCGGCAACGCCGCGCGCGAAGCCTATGGCCAGGCCGTCGAGGAAGTGCTCGGCGCGACGTGGCGGGACGGCGTCAAGCATGGCGGCATCGCCACGGTGAACGGGGTCGAGACGATCGCGCCGCCCGGCATGCGTGCCGATGCGCTCGAGGACCTGGTCGGCTCGATCAGCGAGGACGATCTCGCCGCGCAGATGCCGATCGGCACGGCCAACGGGGTTCCGATCACGGCGGCGCAGATCCGCGGCGGCGTGCTGGTCAACACCGGGCCGGGCCGCTACCGGGTGGCGCTCGGCGACCCCTATTCCGGCGATCCGCGCTTCGTACCGGCCGCCGCCGGCGGCTATTTCGAGCTCGACGTGTCGCTGATCGCGCCCCGCCAGCCCAGCCGTCCCTTCGGCCGCCGCCTCGATCTCCTGCAGGAAGGCGTGCCGTGAGCTTCTATTTCGGATCCCCGTCCTCGAGCGCGCTGCACACATTCGCAGGCGGCGAGGCCGGGCTCGGCGAAATCTGGTCGGCGGCCCGCGACGCGGCGGTCTATATCGACAACACCATGGCGCGCTCGCGCGCGATCGAGGAGGCCTACGACCGCCGCATCGACGCGATCCGCGAGGCGACCGGCGCCAAGCTCGCCAATCCGGCCCGATCCGCCTTTTCCGGCATGCCGGACCGCGAGGAACTGGCCTTCATGCGGCCGGGCGAGAACCGCTACGCCGCTGCCCGCCGCCGCTTCGGTCTCGAGCTGGCGGCGCTCGTCGAGAAATTCCCCGGCGACCAGAACGCGATCGCCGCGCACCGGCCGATCGAGGAGGACGCCCGCGCCATCGCCCGCGAGGCCGACGAGCAGCTGGCGCTCTATTCGTCGTCGCGCCCCGGCTTCGGCAAATGGATGGCGGTGCTCGGCGGCGGCGTCGCCGGTTCGCTGCGCGACCCGATCCAGGTGACGACGCTGCTGATCGGCGGCGGCCCAGGGGCGGCACGCACGGTCGCCGGCAGGATCCTGACTGCCGCGGCCCGCGAGGCAGTTGTCAACGGCGCGGTCGAGGCGGCGCTGCAGCCGATGGTGCAGGCCTGGCGGAAGGAGGCCGGGCTCGACGCCGGCATCGACGAGGCGCTGCGCAATGTGCTGTTTGCCGCCGGGATGGGCGCCGGCTTCGGCGCGATTGTCCAGGGCGGAACCGAGGCGGTCCGCACCCTGCGGCGCGCGCCGCCCGAGGCCGTCGACCGCGCTTCCGAAGCGCTCGCCGGCGAGACGGGGATCCGCGAGCGGTTGCGCCGGGCGATCGGCGGGGACGCCCGGGCGGCGGAGGCGGAACTGCCGCAGATCCGCGAGGCACTGGCGCCCGAAGCGCGCGGCGCCCTCGACGCGGCGCAAACGACCCGCCATTTCGACGCCGGCCGGCCGAAGGCGATTGCCGGGGAGGCCCACGACAGGGCGCAGACCGCCGCGCACCGGATCCTCGAAAGCCCGCCGGAGGAAGCGCCGAAATTCGAGATCGACGCCGGCCATATCGAGCGCATCGTCGAGGCGATCATGCCGGAAGCGTCGCGGCCGAAATCGTCGCGGCCGCAAACGCTGACCGAGTTCCTGGCAAAACACGGGGGCATCGACGCCGGCGACGCGGAGATCCGGCGAAGCGACCTTGCGCGGATCTCGATCCCGTTCAAGGGCCGGCTGGCGCGCGAGGGCGGCATGAAGCTGGAAAGGGCGCGCGAGCTGGCGGCGCAGAACGGCTATATGTGGGAATTCGGCCCGGTCGACCAAGCCACCGCAACGACGACGCCGGACGATCTGACCCAGCTGCTGCTGCGCGAGGCGCGCGGCGAGCGCATCGTCACGCTCGACCAGATGGAAATCGACGCCGATTTCGACGGCGGCCGCCAGCTCGTCGAGGAATACGCCCATGCCGTGCTGACCGAAGGCGGACCGGGGCTCGACGACGTGATCGTGATCCGCGCGATGGAGCTGATGAGGGACGAGGGCGCAATGGCGGGCGAGGCGCTGACGCGGGCGCTGCCGGACGATCCCGGCCGGGCGGGCGCCGCCCCGGACGGCTGGACGGACGCCGAGCTGCTGGCGGCCAGCGAGGACCGCGGGCTCGAGCCCTTCGCCGGCGACATCGCCGACACGTTCGACAATCCGGAGAAATATGCGGTGACGGATCTCGACATCGAGGAATTCGGCGCGGCGCTGGTGCCGGATGACGAGGACCGGCTGATCCCGCTTTCCGAGCGAATGGAGCAACTGGCGCGCGAGGACGATTACGCCGCCATTCTAGAGGCCTGCAGGGTATGAGCATCCAGAACTGTCTCAACGAGGCCGTGCGCGGCGGCGAACTGTCGAAACAGGAGGCCGAGCGGCTGAAGCGCGATTTCGAGCGGTTCCGCAAGCACCGCGCCGCCGGCGGCGACGCGCTCGCAGACGAGCAGGCGCGGCTCGACCTTCTGCAAAGCCTGAAGGCCGACACGGCGCAGAAGCGCCGGCGGGCGAAGATCGCGCTTCAGAATATCCGCGAGATCGAGAACGATTTCTTCACCCACCGCAACGCCGCCGGCAACGCCGACATCGCCGAGGCCGGACTGCTGAAGCTCGAGCATTTCGGCAACGCCGCCTTTTCCTCGGTCGCCGGACGCCAGGGTGCGATTACCGGCATGGCACACGCCAAGATGGAAAGCGTTCTCCATCATTTCCGCCGGGGGGCGCTCGCCGGGGACGCCGCCCGCCACAATGCCGCCGATCTTCGCAACGTTCTGCGCGAGGCGTTCGGCGAGGACACCGGCGACATGGCCGCCAAGGGGCTAGCGAAGGCATGGCGGGAAACCCACGAATGGCTCCGCGCCCGCTTCAACGCCGCCGGCGGCGCGATCGGCGAACTGGAAAACTGGGGCCTGCCGCAGCATCACGACGCCCGCGCCCTGCGCAATGCCGGCATCGACACCTGGAAGGAGACGATCCGACCGATGCTGGACGTCGAGCGGATGACCCATCCGCTGACCGGTGCCCGCGTCGACTCCGCAGAGCTCGACGCGATCCTCGACGACATCTACTATTCGATCACGACCGAGGGCTGGATCGACCGGAAGCCGGCGCGCCTGGCCGCCGGCCGCGGCGCGCTCGCCGGCCAGCGGGCCGAACACCGTTTCCTGGTGTTCCACGACCCCGACACATGGCTCCAATACCAGACGTTCTTCGGCGGCGGCTCCGACCCGTTCGCGGCGATGATGGGGCATGTCAACCTGCTGGCGCGAGACATCGCGGCGATGGAAGTGCTCGGCCCCAACCCTAACGGCACGATCGAGTGGATCAAGCAGGCGATCACCAAGGAGGCCCAGAACGCGGCCGCAGGGCGCAAGAGCCGGATCGACGCGAAACCGCAGCGGGCGCTCGATCGGGCAAAGGGCGCCAACAAGCGCATCGACGACGTCTGGGCCTCGCTGCGCGGTGCGCTGGAAACGCCGGTCGGGGGCAGGTCGGCGAATGTCGCCGCGGCGGCGCGGTCGCTGATCACCGCCAGCGTGCTCGGCTCGGCGGCGATCTCGTCGATCTCTGATGCCGGCACCTCGATCATCGCGCGGCGCTTCGCCGGGATCTCGTCGAAAGGCGCGATCGCCGACATCATGAAGCATTTCGGATCGATGAACCGGCGCGAGGCGGTGGCGGCCGGGCTGATCCTCGATAGCGCCCAGCACGTCTTTCACGCCCAGGCGCGCTATGTCGGCACGCTGCAGGGGCCGCAATGGGCAAGCTACCTCGCCGACCGGGTGCTCACTCTGTCCGGCCTGACGCCGTGGACGCAGGCGGCCCGCCACGCCTTCGGCATGGCGTTCCAGCACGAACTGGCCAACCACGCCAAATCCGCCTTCGCCGATCTGCCGAAGGCGCTGCGCGGAACGCTCGAGCGCCACGGCATGACGAGCCGGCAATGGGACATGCTGCGCAAGGCCCCGCTCCACCGGAACAATGGCGCGGCGTTCCTGCGCCCCGCAGAGATCGCCGACCGGATCGACCCGAAACTCGCCGAGCGCTATCTGGAGATCATCCAGGCGGAAACCGAATTCGCCGTCCCCAACGGCTCGCACCGTTCGAAGACGGTGATGCGCGAGAATACCCGGCCAGGCACGTTCCTCGGCGAGGTGGTGCGCTCGTTCACCCAGTTCAAGAGCTTCGGCGCGGTGTTCATCCTGCTTCACGGCATGCGCATCCATGCAATGGCCGCGGGGCGGGAATACGGCAGCGCGGCGGCCTATGCCGGATCGCTGCTGCTCTCAACGACGCTGTTCGGCGCCGCCGCTTTGCAGATAAAGCAGGTGGCCGCCGGCCGCGACCCGCGCGACATGACCGACCCCGAAAGCTGGGGCGCGGCGCTGCTGCAAGGCGGCGGGCTCGGCATTTACGGCGATTTCCTGTTTTCCAATGTCAACCGCTACGGCGGCGGCTTCTCGACGACGCTGGCCGGCCCGCTGGTGCAGCGCGCCAACGATTTCTGGAACCTGACCGCCGGCAACGCCATCCAGCTCGCCACCGGCGAAAAGACCCATTTCGGCCGCGAGCTGGTGCGCTTCGCTCGCGGCAACGTGCCGGGCGGCAATATCTGGTATCTGCGGCTCGCCTTCGAACGCACCGTGCTCGACCAGCTGCAGTTCCTCGCAGATCCGGAGGCCAACAAGGCATTCAAGCGCCAGCAGCGTTTCTGGCAGCGCGAGTTCGGGCAGGAATTCTGGTGGAAGCCGGGAACGGCCGCCCCGCAGCGCGGGCCGGATATCGGCGCTATAGCAGGAAGTTAAAGGTAACAGCGGGCTGGTGGGGATAGCCTTGATGCGCGCCCGGACCGTCCTGTTCCCCGGCGCTTACCGCGGCCCCGGTTTTCTCCTTGTCCGGGGCCGCTTTCCCTGCCCCGCCATTTCCTGTTCGTAAGCGTCGGCTTCGCCTCGCTGTCCGGGGCTTCGCTTTGTTCGCTGGCGGGGACGGGCATTCTGCCCCGCCCTTAAGCTTCGCTTCGCTCGCTGGCGGGGACCCCGGGCCAAAAAGGTAACAGCGTTACGGCGCGCATAGGCTGGCGCGCATGACCGAGACCCCGCTCCCCCTCAACGATCGCTTTGTCGATCTCTCGCCGGCCGCCGGAACGACCGTTCTGGCCTACGACTTCGAGCTGACCGCGGAGGCCGGCCTGAAGGTGACGCGGATCCGCGCCGGCGTTCGCGAAACCCTGGTGAACGGCGTCGATTACGTGTTCCCGACAGGGATCGGAGACGCCAGCGGCGGCTCGGTTCAGCTCGGCGTCTCCAGCCTCGCCGGCGACCGCTACATCCTGTTTGGCGATATCGAGCCGGCCCGGCTGTCCGACTTCCTGGCGTCGCGCGCCTTCGACACGGCGAAGATCAACGCCGATCTCGACGTGCTGACGATCATCGCCCAGGAGCAGCGCCGCGACATCGAGCGCAGTTGGAAGTCGGATTACGGCTCGTCCGGCAAAAACATCTTAGCCGGCCTCCCCGAAACGGTGGCGAAATTCGATGAGGTCGGAAATCTCGTGGAGGGACCAAGCGCCGGCGAAATTGAAAACGCGCAGACATATGCAGCCCAGGCGTTGTCGTCAAAAACAGACGCGGAGACCGCAAAGGTGGCCGCCGATGCGGCGCGCGACCAAGCACTCGCCGCCGTACCGAACGCCTTTCCTCTGACGCGCAGCTCCATGAAGGGACTGCCATGGGCGACGACGACGACCGCAGCCTACCTGCTCGAGCCGGGCCGGGAAGGCCAGTTCGCAAAAGACAATACCGATCTGAGCGCGGTGCTGACCGGCCCGTCCATCCTCTCGACCGCCGTCGACCCGGCCACGGACACCGTCACCAGCGCCGGCCACGGGCGGCGGCTGGGCCAGGCGTGCTACGTCACGGCGGCGGTCAACGGCCTGACGCCAAACCGGCTCTACTGGTTCATCGTCGTCGACGCCAACAACTTCAAGCTGGCCGACAACTTTGCCGACGCGTTCGCCGGAACGCCGATCGACCTGACCGGGACGACGAACTTCACCGCCTACGTGCACAACGATCCGTTCGAGGGCGTCTACGTGATCGCCACCGGCGATGCCATCGGCGGCGCTAACGGAGCCATTGTCCGCGTCGTGGGATCGGACCATGAAGCTAGCTGGTGGGGCATCGCCGCCAGTGCCTCTGCCCCCTACAATGCGGCGGCCTTCAATTCGATGACCGCGCTCGATGAGGTGAAGAGCGCCAATTTGCCGGCGGGAAATATAAACTACACAAACATCTTCATCGAGCGCGGCGGACTGCGGTTGCGCGGCCAGAAGTCCGCGACCGTTCTTGTCCAGAGCGCCTCGACCGGGAACGGCCTGACCATCGGCACCGGCGCTTCTGAAATCTTCGATCTGCACCTGCGCGATTTCGATATGTGGGCGCTCTCGCAAAAAACCGCAGGGTGGGCGATATACGCGCAGAAGCTCGTGCGATCCTCGATCATCGGCGTCGATCCGTCGTCTCTCACTCGGTATTCGTCCAACGGCAACGCATCTAATCAATATGGCGGGATATGGTTTGACGGATACGACCGCGTTGTCTTCGACGGCGAAATCTGGGGATGCAACGACAACCTGAAAGCCAATGGACTGGCCGGGCAGGTTTTCGGCGCTGAACTCACCATAGCCGTCGATGCGGCTCTTGGAAAAGCGCTGAATTACAACCTGCACATCGCAGGTTCGGCCAATGTCTACTGCTATTGCGAGATCAGCCAGGGGCTGACCGGTGTCCGCATCGACAAGGCGGAAAGCGGCGAATACAACCGCGAGGTCTTTATCGACAATGAGATCGACGCCGCCACGGGCAGTGGTCTTCATGTGGCCGCAGACAGTCTTGCGATTCTCAAGATCCCAACTCTCTGGCTGGCGTCGTGCGGCACTGTCGCGAATAATCTGCCAGCAATGCAGATTGATCCCTGCACGACAGTTTTCCCGCAGATTATCGCCACTGGTATGCTCGCATACAACAACGTCAACAGTGCTGTCGTGATCAATGCCTGCGATACCGCCAATTTTTCCGGCGCGGAGTTTTCGGGCAACGGCACCGGCGCAAACGGCGGCATCGACCTGTGGCTACCGAATGCCGGTGCTAATCGCGTCGTTGCAGCGGGCGCGAAGTTCCTGCGCAGCGGCAACGCCACCTTGGGCGAAGCTCTGCGCATTGCCGCGCCCGTAACGAATTTTGCTTTCACCGGCTGCGTTTTCAGCGGCTCCGGAACGCAGCCGGTCAACAATGCTGCGGGATTGTCCAAAGACAAGATCATTCGCAATTGCGTCGGATACACCACCGACAATGGCAGTTATTCGACGCTTCTTTCAGGAACTACAACGCTTGTGGTCAATCATGGCTGCAACGCCGCGCCCGGACGGATTTCGATCTCGTTTGCAGGGCCGCAGGACGCCGGCGCGCATGCCTATGTCGCGCCGGGCAGCATCACCGCCACGCAATTCACCATCACCTATTCCGTTTCAGCCGGCGCGAACCGCTCTTTCTCGTGGACCGCGCACCATCCGGGTTTCTAAGTTCTGGAGGAGTTGGCCATGACCAAAGATCCCCGCCACGTCTATCGCCCGATGCTAAACCTGATCGGCCTTGCCGAGGGGACCGATCCCTACCCGCCAAATCCGCCGCATGCGCGCGGCTATAACGAAACGCTGGCATATGGCGCTTATACGGGCGGCCCGGTCGAACTGGTGTCTATGACGCTGGACGAGGTGGACGCGCTGCAAACCCGCATGCTGCGGCACCCCCGCAATGAGCAGAACTCGTCGGCCGCCGGTCGCTATCAGATCGTCCGCACCACGTTGCGCTCGATCCGCAACACGCTGAAACTCTCCGGCAACGCCGTTTTCGACGCGGCCATGCAGGACAGGCTGGCCTGCTTTCTGCTCGGCGCTCGCGGCATCGACCGCTGGCTGGCCGGCCGGATGGGCCGGGACGCGCTGATCAACGCGCTCGCCAAAGAATGGGCGTCGCTGCCACGCGCCAACGGCAAGGGTCACTACTCTGACCAGAAAGCGCGGGTGACGGTCGACCAGATGCGCCAGGCGCTCGACGCGACGCGACAGCGCCACGGGGCCGCCACGCGGCCGCCCGCCGCGCCCGATCCTGAGCCGGACCTGCCCGCTGCGCCTCCTGCGCCTTCTCCGGGCGAAACCGAGATCATCGCGGCGGCCCGCCACCTGGCGGCGCTGCCCGACGCCGAGTTTTCCCGGCTGGCCGCGGCGCTGGCCGTCGCCACGGCGCTGCGCGCCGGCTATGCCGTCACCGGCCCGGGCGCTGCGCCGCTGCTTCCAAACCTCCAGCAAGAAGGAAAGACAGCCATGTTCGAAACTCCGCAAAGCCCGTTTCCGCCGGCGCCGCCGCCGGCCGCAAAACCTTGGTGGCAGTCGAAAGGCGTTCTCGGCGGCATAGGCGCGATCGGTGCGCTGCTCGGCCCGGCGATCGGCCTCGACCTCGGCCAGACCAACATCAACGACACCGCGGTCGCGGTGAACGACCTGCTGGCGGCCGCTGCCGCGCTGGTGGCGATCTGGGGCCGCGTGACGGCAAAGACCCGGATCGGATGAGCCGGTGGCCGGCAACCGCCTGTTTTTCGCGCTGTGCGCGCTCGCCGTCCTCGCGATCGGGCTTCTGAGCTATGCGGCCGCGGCGCACGACGCGCCTGGGACCGCCGCGCATCCCGAAGGCTGGGCATATCCCCTGGCTTGCTGTTCCGGTTATGATTGCCGTCCTGTGTCTGCGGCATGGATCCAAGAGCGTGGCGGCGCGTTTGTCATTCCGACGACGGGGGAATTGATCCCCTACACCGACACGCGCATCAAGGCGTCGCCGGACGGCCAGTATCACTGGTGCTCGAAATACGGCCGGGACGACACCGACACGATCTGCCTGTTCGTGTCGCCCAGGAGCTTCTGACATGGCCGGGGCGGGCGCCAACCACGGGAGCGGCCGCGATGTCGCGCGAAGTGCATGAAACCGGACGAACTGGAAGAACACCTCAACCGGCTGGTCGAGGCGCTGGATCGCCGCGAGATCACGATTTTCTCGCGCGACGAGGCGGGCGCGCTGAAGGAAATCGCGACGCTCTCGGCCGAGGACCGCGAGGCCCTGCGCGAGATCACGAAATTCTGGCGCGCGGCGAAGGGATCTGCGTGGCTTGCTGGCCTACTTATGAGCGGGTTGAAATGGGCTGCTGGCCTGGTCGCGATCTGGATCGCGTTCAAGGCCGGGCTTCTCGACTGGCTTCGCGGGGAGCTAAGGCCGTGA